TTAGTTAGAACATCCGCGTATCCCGCGGTCATGGTGTATTGTCTTTTAATTATTTTATCAAGATTGTTTTAATAAATCAATGAAATACCATAAATCTTGATTACGATAAGTGCCAACGGGTTTGTCGGGCAAAGCGGGCGTAGGCGGGCCATTTAATTCCGCGTAGTTGTCGCCTTGAATTATGTAAGTTCTGTATTGTTGCGGAACAATAAATGTTCCTGTTAAATCTGTTTGACCAACAACAACGCTAACCGATTGGTTTGGTACTTCTTCAATAGTTCTAATATCTTCGTAAATTGTTTCCGCAGGGATATTAATTTCTCTTGGCATATTTAACCTTTCAATTGTGCTTCTAATGCTTCAACTTTTGCGGATAGTTCTTGTATGGCTTTTGTTAAAACCGCAATATAAGATGGGTAATGTATTGTTTTAAATCCTGTTTCATCGCCAACTTTCCAATCGGGTTCATGGTAAACCAATGATGAACCTAATTCTATAAGTTCTTCTACTTCATCAGCAATAAACCCATAACCTTTTTGATGTTTAGGGTCTGCTTTAAGTTTGTAAGAAACGGGGCGCAATTGTTTAACAAAAGCCAATCCCAAATCGCTATCGGCAATTTCTTCTTTTAACCGAACATCCGATGGGCTTGTTGTTTGTACAGTAAAAGTAACAATGTTGCTTGTTCCGCTTGTGCCAACATACGCACCCGCAACTCCTGTAGATGTACTGCCAAGCAAGTTGATACCCGAACCGCCCGCGTTTGCCGTGCCTGAATTGGTAGCAAAAATTCTAGTCCAAGATGATGCCGTAACACCGCCAAGCGCGTTTGAATCGGTTGCGGTACTGCCCGTAAGCATAAAGTTGCTTGCGGTATAGCCTTGCAAATAGTTAGCGTTTAGGTTTGTAACTACTGTACTGTTATCAATTCCAAATTGACCCGCACAATAAAGTCCATAATTGCCTGAATTTGAAGCATAAATTGCCGCACCATTTGACCCTGTACCGTAACCAACGCCAAGAATTGAATTTCTTGTTGAACTTGTGCTATTTGCAACTGATAAAATGCCGTTGCCTGTTCCATCGTTAGTAACACTTAAAGCATTACCACCAAATCCCGATGCGTTAGATACCGACAATGCGCCAATACCAAATGTATTACTTGCGCCAACAACTTGAACATTGGTGTATGCGCCCGCAACACCCGCAACGCGAAAAACAGTATTACCCGCAGTATCGTAAACTTTTAAAAATTCAGAAGCAGATTCACCTAAAACAATACGGCTACCCGATACGGCAGATTCAACCGTACCCCTAAAAATGCCACGATTAAAATAGGCATCCCCCGTACTTTGCTGAATGTAATAACCAACTGTGCCGTAAGTTCCTGAAGAACCGTAAGTTGGCGGGTTAGAACCGTTCCAGTTATCCGAACGAATATCTTGGAATATGCTTGCCGCTACTGGCCCTGTCCATGCCGTTGTATTTGGCGCAACGCCATCAATCGTAATTGATGAACTATTGTATTTGCCTTGTATGTACCAAAGAACTTGACCTACGCTAACGCTAGGCGCAGACAATGACCAACCGCTAGGCGCGGCAGAACCGCTAGTAGGCGTTGTAAATGTTGGGGCGGGTAATGCTTGGCTTTGTTGTTTGTAAGCCGTAATAGCCGCCAAACCCGTTGCGCCAGTTGTTCCAGTTCCCGTAGGGCCAGTTGCACCAGTTGGGCCAGTAGTGCCGCCAACGGGCGACCAAACAAACGATGCGCTAATTGGGCTTAATATTGATTGGCTAGTTTCATTACCAACAAGATATGCAAAATAATAAGTACCCGCGCCCAATGATAAATTTGCAAATGTGTAATAGGTATTATTTGTAACGGGTTGGCTATTGCTTGTTGCCGCATTAGCCAACAATTTCCAATCCGATGCGCTTGGGCTTGCGCTTACCGTATAGAACAAATTTCCAAACAATACCCGACCCGTTGTTGGCACAAATACTTGTACATCAAAATTTGGGAATGTTGCCGATGGAAACCCTGTTACGGTTGGCGCGGCTAATGGTGAAAAATAACTTACTGATGCCAAACCCGAATTAGGTATTGGCGTAAATTGCGTTATATCAAAATCATCATAAACTTGTGCGTTGTATTCGCTAAGTTCTAAACGCGCACCCAAATTACCATCAAGTAATGATGCTTCGTTAACCTTCATCACGCGGAAAAGTTTTGCGTTCCAACCGTAATCGGCATTAGTAACGCTAACTACATCACCCGCATCAACTTGGATGCCGTAATAAGTAGTGCTAAAAGAAACAATCAAATCTTCCCGTGCTTGTTCTAACAAACGATTGGCAAGGTAATTTGCTTGCACCGAATCGTTAACCATGTCGTAAGTAATTGAATACTTGTTTACGGGTTCGTTGGGATACAGTAAACCGCTAGGTGTTTCAATATTTACAAATGCGGCTTGGTCGCGGTTTTCTTTAAACGGGAATCGCGCTTCAACTTGGTTTATTGATGAAGTAATATCCGTTGCGCTAACACGGATTTCCCCAATAATGTTGTCATCATCAAAAGCATACGCCGTTGATTCTGCTTTGTTAATTACTACCGACCATTGACCCAATGCGGCGTTATAGGTCATCCAAGAATCACAAGCGGAAACAATGCGGTCAACATTAGAAAGAACCGATTGCCCTGCATCTAATACGCCATTGATACGATAGCGCGGTTGCGTAGATGGTGCGCCACTACTATTTGTAAATGTAATGTTTTGGTCGCCATACGCGTTTAATGCGGTTGCGCTTGTGCTATTAACAAACGCGGCATCTACTGCACCGCCATAAACCGCGTTGGTCATGTAGTCATACCAAACATCGCCCGCTTTGGCTACGCCTGTGCCGTTCAATGTGTGACTAACTTTAAATGTAATAGGGGAAAGTTGCGTAGTATCAGCATCGCGGTTGTAATTAAGTACCGCAATAGCAAATGCCAAACCGTTCATTTGGCGACCGCTTGCGGGCCATCTTTGTCCCGCCGCAATATCTACGCCGCCCATAATGCCGCTTGGCAATGTGCCTGAACTATTGATTGCCGTAATTGTTCCCGCTTGATTGGATGTAAACAAGTAAATAAATAAATTGCCACTAACTTTTGTATCTACATTTCCCGCTTCATCGGTTAGCGAAATTACTTTGCCTTGTTCGCTTGGGTCAAAGCCAATTTTTCTATCACCAAAATACATATCGGTTTGGTCAAAAGCAAACTGACCATTTGGGCTAATGCTAGAGATTGCCAAAACATAATACATTTTGCGTTGGTCAACTGTTAGCACCGCATCAACAAATGTACCGCCCATGTAGGCATTGCCATAAACAATAGGAATAGCGTTAACCGCGCTTGGCGGTACTTGTTGCCTTACGCCCATATCTTGCTGAGTTTCGGGGTTATCCGCAAACATACGGGTAACAATAAATGAAACCGCAAAGTTAACGGCAAATACAGTTGCCGCATAAGCAAAAGTTCCCGCGGCAAAATATGCCCCCGCAATCATCGTTGCAACCATTTTTATTCCCTAACAAAAGTTGCACTAAGAGATTTGTATCCCCTGCGCGTGTAATCAATCAACGGGCCGTTAGCAGAAATTGAAGTGCAAACAAAATCTACATCCCCTGTTTTTAGCATTTCCTTTGCGCGTTCGTCAAACGCTTTCCAAAGCCTACCGCCAACCGTTCCATTGCGATGTTCGGGTTCAACCCACCACAATAGTTCGTTTAATTCTTTTACTTTGGGCGACCAAATGTTAGAAGTTTTGTAAGCCACAATCGCGCCCCTGAGATGCGAATCGATATAAATGAACCCACGCCCTTGAATGATGCTAAACAATAGTTCTTCAACATAGCGGGGAAAGTGATTATGCGATTCACCAAGTTTTTTAATAGGATTTTCATAGGCGTATGCCTCCACAATTTCTAACAATCTAGGTATGTCGTATCTTGTCGCGGGTCTTATCATTTTTTATGCACCGCCAGTTCCCGATGAATCTTCTGTTTGTGTAACTGTAGTTTCGCTTGCTTGTGTTTGCGTCATTGGCGGTGAACCAAAATCAAAATATTGGTTTGATATTTCTGCAACCCGATTCATTGAAGTATCGCCCGCATAAATAAATTGCCAATTGTTTTGATTAGTTTTAACGCCCGACAATCTGTTTTCCAAAATGCGGCGCATTGATGAACAAGAAATAGAACAAGTTGCAATCCTTTGGCGGGCTTCAGAATTAAAATCTTCCGTAATTGAAACGCTATTGATAATGCCTTGGTAGCGTTTAAAGAATTGCGTTGTTGGCGTAGTAATGATTTGGTTGTTACTGTCAAAGAACCCGCGCCAAACTTCTACCAATGAACCTTTAATGTCGTTACCTAAAATGATTCCCACATTGGTTGGGTCAATTCCCGTCAATGCAATGGTCATATCGTCAGAAGTGGATTTAATGTCGCGCTGAACATCGCCAACGCTAAGTAAAGCACCAAGATTTGAAAAAGTAATACCGCCAACCGTGATAGGTGCGGCGGCATTGCAGAATGTATAAACTGTAGCGGCAGTACCAACGGTAAGTTTTACAAATTCCGCATGGTTGATTTGTGAACCAGTTACGGCGTTAATTGTTGTCATGTTATGTACTCACGGAAAATAAACGGCGAATCCCATTGCACAAACGCACCATCTGTCATTGGGTTAAGTGTATAGGTTGGGCAAGATTCTGCAACCACCGTAAATGTGCAAGCATTGCCAATGCTAACCGTTGTGCCTGATGCGGGCGTTCCAATCAACGGGCGGTTAATGCCTACTGATGAACCCGCGCTATCCGCGGTTATCTTGTAGGTGTAACCGCCAATCATAATAAAATCACCCGCTTTAAATGTGCCGTTAGAAGTTAAAGCAAGTGTTTGCGTATTAGCCGCGGGCGCACCGTTCAAGGTTGCCGCGGTAGCCGTGCCACGCATTTCAGTAAACCAAGAAAGATTGGTGCTATTGAAAGTAATGGTTTCGGGTAATTGTCTATCTTTGTTGTCGATGCTTTGGATAATATCCCGAACTTGCGGATAGTAAAGATAAGCATGGGGCGTAATAGTAAACACCCAAGGCACGGCGGTTAGATATTGCGCTACGGTGATATAACCTGAACGCGCTACTTGTTGTCCAACCATACGGCGGTTGTTAACCGTCATTGATTGTTGTATATCAAAAATAGTTTGGAAACTCATGCCCGACCCCTATTCACCGCCAACGATTTATTGGCGTACTGATTTGCCGCCCAAATCGCATTAGAACTACCGTATAGGCGTTCTTCAAACGATTTAGTATCAATGGCGTTAATGTAGTTGTTTGTGACCATCGTAGTACCGCCCGCGCCCGCTAAAGCATGGTTAGGGATTACTGTACCTGATGAACGGGGTACAAACAGTTCAGGGCCGCGTTCACCGACAACATACGGCGTATTGGCATTAGCAGAACCGCCATCGGCTAAAAACCCGCCAAGGTCGGCATTGCCGTATGCGTTTCCAGTACCAAAGCCCCCGCCCGCATACATACCAAACAAAGATTTAAACAAACCCGTAGCGGATGCCTTTAATTGCATTGCAATCAAATCTTGAATAATGCTACGCGCCAAACTTTTAAACGATAACTTGCCCGTGCGAACAAAGTTATCTAACGCGCTTTCCATGTTGCCCATTACAGAACTAAAAGCCTTTGCGCCGTTTTCTAATTCTGTTGGCAAATCACGGAAAAACTTTGCGCCTTCTTTCATAAAGCCTTGTTCGGTAGTTCCTTCGCGTTGCGCTTTAATTGCTTGGTTTTGTGCGCGTAAATAGCGTTCGGTCGCATTGGCTAATGCGTTTTCTTGTGCAACCAAATATTCTTTTGCTTCAATAGATAAAAGATTGTTGCGTTCAATTTCCCTAATATTTTCTAATCTTTTTTGTTCTTCAAGATACAAATCTTTTGTTAACTGTATATCTTCAGAACGCAAGTTACGCGTTGTATTTTCTATGTCCAACAATGCGTTCTTTATTTTTAACCCTTGTTCATCATTTTCAATTCGTTTTAATGAATCTGTAAACGCGTTATTTTCTTTGCCCGCAACATCTAATAAAATTTTATCTAGGCGTTGTAGTTCAGCAAAGTATTTTTCTAACGCCCGCAATCTTGCTTTTTCTGCGGCTTCAGCATCTTTATCACGCGCCGCGGTTACGGGGCGACCACCGCCACTACTACTAGATTTTGATTTTAAATTATCTGTACGGCGTTCATCGACACCACTACGCCCGTAACTTGTACCCATTATTTGGGATTCAAAGAAATCTAAATTTTGGCGTTGTGATGCACGGTAGGCATCGTATTTTTTATTCCCTGCTATTGCCGCATCAACGCCTTTAGTAACTAAGGTAACGGCGTTTTCATAGGTATGTTGAATTTCATCTGCAATGCCTTTAAAGACAAATGCAACATTAGCACCAAGAACGGAAACCGTTTGAAATACAACTTTAAAAATTCCACTTAGTGACACGCCGTAGTCACTCATTGTTTTCATGTAATCAATGGTTGATTTTAGGATTGGCCCAAGTTCTGTAGCCAAAATTAACATTACATCGCGTGATGTTTGCGCCAATAAATCGTAAGTATCTGCGGCGGCTTTAATTGCTTTTTCTTGTTCTGCAATAAGCGGGTTTGCTTGTGCCATCTTTTCAGCAAAGCCAACCATGTCAACGCCCTTGGCGGCTTTGGAGAAAATCTCCATCTGCTTTGCGCTACGGGTAATCGGGTCCTCAATTTTGGCTAAATTTGCAACCAATTTATTTAGCAATTCTTCTTGGGAAAGTTTGCCCAAGTCTTGCAAAGTAATGCCCAAAGCCTTGGCGGTTTTTTGTGCTTCTGCTGAACCGCCCGCGGCATCATCAATAAACTTTGCAAACGCCGATAGCATCTTGCCCGCGTTGTCGGCTTTGCCCCCTGAATTGGCAAGGGCGTTAGATAACTGTAGAACCGTGCCTATGGCTACTTCGTTGGCTTCGGCTACATCGGCTAAATCATCGGCGTATTTAAGCGCGGCGGCACTAGCGGCAACCAAGGCAACCGCACCCATCTTGCCAAACTTTTCGGCGGCTTCGCTAAACTTTTCTAGTTTCTTTCCCGCGGCTTCAATACCTTTATTGAATTCCGCGGTATCTATTCCTAGGGCTACGCCTAAGCGGGCAATCATATTAGCCATCTTTTACCCCAAACAATGTTTTATCAAATCCTTGCGCCTGTTGCATAAATGCTAAAAGGCTATCATTTACTGCCGCCTTTTTACTATCAGCAGATAAAGGCGGGTAGATGTAATCATACGCACTACCCAAAATGTTGGCTAGTTTATATGTGGGTGAATTTGCGGGTCGCATATAGTTAAATACCCCGTTTGTCAGGGTAGCCAATTGCGTAAGAATCCCATAATTTCCAACCATTCCATCGGCATACATTGTTTGAATGTTTGCCAAGGTTACATCGTCTAATTCTTCAATTGTTTCTAGGGTATGCCCGTTGAAAATCATTGCGGCTAGGCATTGGCTTTTCAACGAGCCTATTAGTTTCCCCGCGCTTCCCTGTAGGTTGGGCTAATTACTTCGCCAATCTTTTCTACGATTACCATTTGCACGGCAATAGGGAATTCTTCTTCAATGTCGGCATAGGTCAAATCTTCTAAACTTACGCCTTCCATTTCAGGAACTAACAACTTAAAGAATTCAGTAATGCGGGCTTCGGTGATGGCTTTGTTCTTAGCGGCTTCGCGCATAGAACGCCCTTCAACCAAAATGTCGGAATCCGTAAATTCAAAATCTTCTGTTTGATTGTTTTCAAACTGTCGCAATGGCGCGGTAATTTCTTGGTAGATTTTTTCTATTGTTTCATCATCAGGGTTAGAAACCTTTTTATAGATTGCATCTGATTCAATAATTAAAGGGATACGAACCTTAAAGGTATGCCCATTCAATACAAACGAACGGGTTAAAAGGTCTTTTCGTTTTGCTTGGTATTTTTCACCAAATGCTGAACTTAGTTTTGTCATCTATTTTTTATCCTATATTGATTTATTCGCCTTGCCAAAATTTCCCCTAGCCGCTTGGCGGTTTGGTCGGCTTGGGATTCCAATGCGGGGCGTAGATAGGGTTGCGCCCCATTTCTAGCCGTGCCAAATTCTTGCGCTATTGCGCGGGCATCCGATAAAACGCCAACTTGCCTTTTTCTTTCTTTCAAATCGCGGTTGTATTGCGCTTTATCTGTTTTATACAACTCCGCATTTTTTTCGTAGAATTCTTTTTTAAGTTTCTTTGGAAATGCCTTAGTTGTTACCAAAGCAATCACCGTATCTTTTTCGGTAATGTACTTAGAACGAATGTCTTTTCTAGTTGGGCGGCGGGCTTCAATTTGCATTGTCCTAGCCAAATCGCCTGAATCTTTTGGGGCGTTCATTCGCGCCATTGTTAACACGGGTTTCATTGCTTCCCGTGCGGCGGGTACTAAAATTCTGCTTCGTGCTTTCTTGTCGCCAATATCCGCGGCTAGTTCCTCAAACGCGGCTAATACATCTTTTAAGCCTTCGATTTTGTAGGTAACGCCCGACATACTTAACCCATTGGCTTAATAATCTTTTGGTACAACGCGTTGTTTAGCGTATGCACATAATCTACGATTTCATCGGGCGTAAACTTATCCGCATGGTTTGCGGCAATGTCATGCGCCAAAGAAATAGCAGTTAATTTTTGTGCGGTAAACCCAAACCAATCCTTACGCGAATCGGATTGGGCTACCAAGAAGTTCAACAAATCGTTACTGTCTTTTATTGTCGTTTGCATATTATGTATTGTATTTACTAAGAACTTTTAAACATACCGCTTCTACAGAATCCGCATCAGCGGCGGCAATGGCATCTTCTAGTTCTTCGGCATCTACTACCATCCCTTGTGCAACCGCATCAAGTGATTGGTAGGTAGTGCTAAGAACTTCTACGGCTTCTTCTACGGTCATCATGTGTTATTAGACCAACCATATTGGTTGCCCCTCGGATGAATTGTAAAGTTGCATTTTGCTTCTC